AAGTCTCCATTCTTTCTCTTCGGTGTCCGGTCGCAGTAGCCGAGCCGCCCGTCGTCGCTGACATAGGTCAGCTGGTGCTCGGTTTCCATTGAGAAGGAGCTATGGAAGCTGAACTTCACCTTCTTTAATTCTTCTTCAGTCATAGTTCGTTGTTTTACCCTCTATAGAGACCTCGCGCGCCCTCTATAGAGGGGCAGGCGAGGAACTATAGAGGCTTTGTTGCTTCTGCTCACTTCGTCTTCGACCAGTTCACGTAGTTGTCGAAGAACGTCTCGTTCTCGTTGAAACGCTTCACGCCTCCGTCTGTCGGCTGTTCGTTCCAGGCCTCTTCCAGAGCGTCGGCCAGCAGCTTCGCTGCAGCCACACTGCCACGGGCGTATTCCTTCATTTCTTCCGTGTCTGTTCGCAAGCCCTCGCTGTTCTTGTGGGCTACCACAGAGGCCATAATCTTACCTGCTGCCTCTGACAAAAAATCTTTGTAAATCATAGTTTTTTATTAATTAGGGTTCATATTCACAGCATCATGTACCCGCTTCCGGTGTTTCGGGTACACGTTCTGCTTGTTTCTTCCTTCTTGCCTCCCAGGCCTTCAGCCCGCTTGCCCTTGCCACATCAGGATGCAGCAGGTGCCAGCGGCGCATACTCTCTCGCCGCCTGGCTTCCTGTTCAGGCGTCAGCCGATGGCCAGGCTTATACTCTCCGGCTGGGTTGGCATGCTGACCTTTTTCCCACGCGTGGGAAACTCCGTTGCGACGGTTCACGGCATGGGCCATGAGCCTTCGTTCTTCATAGACCTTCGCCAGCCATTCGGCATTTTTCTTCAGTCCCAGCTGTCGAGCCTTGCGGTGGAGTGTGCTCATGCTTACGTTCAGGATGTCTACCAGCTCGTCGTTGAGCGTGGTGGCATAATGCCGGCGCAGGTAGTCGAGCATGTCCGGTGACCAATATATTCGCAGGCCGTAGTCCTTCAGCTCCATCAGCCGGCCACGAGTGGGATGGAAGGCTACACCTTGCGGTTTACGAATGTATGCCATAGTCGTTTATCCCTTTATGCCGTCAAAATATTCATCCATACTGTCAGCCGCCGCCCGGCTCCCGAGGTCCTCAGGCTTGGCCGCTGCCTTCGCAGCTGTGAGTCCAAGCATCTTGGCATACTGTTGGCAGATGCCCTCCTGTTGGTAGAGTAGGTTGCACAGCGGGTTCTGCTTGGTTATGGTGTTGCCCATACTCCCCGTCTCGGTGATGGTCGGCTTCTCGATGACCGCCTTGCGGTACACGTCGCGCAGTTCCTTGGCGGCGGCATAGTCGCGTATGGTGCCCTCCAGCTCCTTCGGCACTTCGCCGTTGTGGTTGGCCTTCACCTGTGCGCGGATTTCGGTGATATATGTTTTCGCTTTAGCCATAGTTATGTAAATTCAAGTTGCATAAATGGGAAGCCTCTAAAATCTTTTGTCAGAACCTCAAAGCGTTCGTGGAAATCCTCCCATGTGAAGTGGATCATGTACTTATGATCGAAAACACAAAAAAAAGAGTGCATAGAACCGAATATGCTCGGAGGAAAATATGTGGCTTCATATTCTTCTTCGGCACAAAAGTCACCACCCGCCTTTATGCACTTCACTTTTATATCTTGTGAAGTCATAGCTTTTTTAAAATCTTCTAACATAGTCACTTATGGAATTTGATTTGCAACTGTTGCCCTTGTTCGTATGGTATGCGACACTGAATGTAGCTCACGTTTGAGATACCTATCTTGCGTCCTGGCAATGTCATCCACGCATCCCAGCGGTTGTCGCATGGGCGGCGCAGTGGATGATTGCTGTCGCGGTTGCTGGCTCTCACGTTGATGCCGCGTCCGGTCAAAGCCTCCATGGTGCCCAAGCACACATGCGTCTCTTTGCTCCTATGCTGCCGCAAGTGCTTTGGGATCACACCGACAAGCGGACAAGTGGCGCAGCAGTCAGGCTTCTCACCTGGCAGCTTGATTTGAACGATATTTCGTTTCGGCATTTCTATTTTCGTTTAAGTGGTAAATCACTTTAGTTGTGGGTTTCGCCCATTTGCTTAGTGTCTCATAACATGTTAGCCTTGCCTAAGTAGTTCGGAAAAAACACCCCCTCCAAACTCCCCTCTCTCACGACCGAAGGTCGATAGGGGATTTCGGAAGATAGGCCTCCGTCCGGGGTAAAACGATGCCGCGGGGTTCAATCATCGGCCAAACTCCTGCTGAATGAGTGTGTCGATTTCTTTTTCCAGATACTGAATAGCGTTGTCCATGTATGGTGGTACAACAGCTGCAAAGATATGGTAGGCCTTCAGGCTTCCACGGTTGCCGGTGTTGACCTTGCCGACGTTGCCATACTTGCTGAGGTCGCCACCTTGCGAGCCACGCTTCACCTTGCCTCGGTGCTCGTTCTTCTTGAAGCCCTTCACCTGGCGAGTCTCGGTTCCTCCCTCGAGGAAGCGAAGGATGAAGCCTCGGTCTGCACCGCCATAGCTTTCCATGCGCATGGTGCGCTCGCTTCGTTCCTTCCTGTTGCCGCCTCGCTGTCCGGGCTTCAGGGTGCGAGTGGGTGTGTACTTGTTAGGTGAACCTGCTCGCTTGTTGCGCAGGATGTTGATGTTGCCACCGAGGATGCGACGGTAGACCATGCGACGCACAGCCTTGTAGGCCATGCGAGGATCTGAGTTGAGCTTCTGCTTGTACGCGCCGCTCACATTGTCGCGCACCATGTTGAGCACCTTGCCCACGATGCGCTGGATCTGCTTCTCCATCTCTGGGCTGGACGTCAGCAGGCGGTCGAGCTTTTGGCTGAGTTCGGTGAAGCCTTCCAGCACGAAGGCGTTGTTCAGCTCTTGTTCGAGGTTGGCGCGACTGTTGAACCATTCGCGCTGTCCGCTTTTGTATGTTCTTGGCATATTACTGTTGTTTGGTGAATTTAGTTATCAGGTCATCTGCCCAGCGCTCTTGCCGGGCTGCTGCTCTCTCCCGCACTATGCGGCGAGTGTTGGAGCCCATCTCCTTATGGATGCGGGCGTGGCATTCCTGGCACAGACTCATCAGTCCGTTCAGCCCGCACTCGAGGGCGAGCCGGCGCATCTCTTCTTTGGTCTTGGCGAGCTCGATGGGCACGATATGATGGACACATGTTGCTGCTCGTATCCATCCTCCTGGCACACCTGCTGCCTGACCGTCCTTGATGCATTGCTCGCAGAGTGGCTGCGCCTGTAGCTTGGCAATGCGCAGTTCCTTCCATTCGCGGCTGTTGTAGATCTCGGCCTTGTCCTTGGCCTGCTTGGCACTTGCACAGCGCCATGGTAGTTTCTTTGCCATAGGTTAGTAGGTTGAGTCGTCTTCGATGTCGGCATCCTCTGGGCCGAATCGGATGATGTGTTGGTCGCCTTCCATGTTGTCGGGAGTCACATGCCGCTTGCGACGGGTGCGCTGCCCATAGGCGAGCGGTCGGTTGTTGGCTGCTCGGTCGGCATCCTCGAATGGTCGGCGCAGTTCTGCGAGGTCCTCTTCCTTGATGAAGTGGTCGATGAAGTGGTCGAGCAGTGCCAGGATGGTAGGACAGCCGAGGTCGGCGGCCAGTTGCTTCATCTTCTTGTAGCGTTCAGGTACCATGAGCTGCAGCACCCGCTCGATGATGTTCTGGATGTTCACATCCTCAGTCCAGTTGCCGAAGAACGGCTTGGTCACATGCACCGCGCGCGCTCCTTTCTTCTTGCCTTCTGAATCGTAGAGGAAGTAGATGGCCTCGCCGATGTGCCTGTCGGTGTTTGGATCTACGAGGCTGAGGGCCTCGTTCCAGCCGTCCATGTGCTCGAAGATGCTCATCGCCTTCTCCATACCTTCACTCAGGTTGTGACGTTGGTCCATGTAGAGGATAATCGTCTCGCACATCATCTGCAGCAGGGCGTAGTCGTTGAGCCCCTTGAAGCGCTCAATGCTCTTGAGGCGCGCCTTCGCCCAGGCCGACACCTTGGTCTGTATCAGCTCGTATTTCTCTCTCATTGCAGGGTTCAAGATCTAATGTTTCTAATGCAATAGCAATAGCCGGCGATATTCTCGGCAGGATGTCGGAGATGCGCTGCACCTTGGATGAGCGCTGTCCTTCATCCAACAGTCGGACTATCACGTCGGCCATGTCCGCTTTGGGGCCGTCCTCGGGTTTCCATCGGAGCGCCATCATGGCGTCGTTGATGTAGGCGCGGTTGTAGCCCAGATGCTCGAGCTTGGCACGCCACTCATCGGCACCGTCCTTGTCAGGATGCAAGGCGACCACTCGCCGACGCTTGATGATAGGTGCCAGCTTCTCGGCTGTCAGGTTGTACTTGCCACAACAGGCCATCCACACCTGGCGGTCATCGTTGCCGAAGTAGATGGCGCAGACGAGTGCCGTCTTCTCAGACTCCACGATGTGCACGTCGGCGGTGGGGTACTTGTCGAGCAGGTGCATGCCGAACAGCGTCTGACGCATCTCCACCTTCTCCTCGTCATACTGTGGGTAACGTGGAATGGGCTCACCGGCATCATCCCTGACGGGGTAGCCTCGCTCATCCTTCACCACCTCACGCCTGAGCATGGCAGTGGTCCAGTCGCTGTTATAGGCTCGCTCGTCGTCATGGTAGCGGTGGCCGTTTGGCTTGTACAGCATGCAGTGGCCTGTCCTGATGCCGCCGCAGTCATCAATCTGCCAGAATACCGTGAAGCCCTGCTTCGTGGTGCCTACCTGGTACTCGTCGAGGACATGCTCCACTCGCTCTGCCTGTCTGCTGGACCATGGCAGGTTGCGCAGCCAGGTATGCAGAGCACTGTCGCGTCCGAGTGTCCGTGTCACCATCTCCGTAGGCAGGAACAGCGTCGGCAATGGTGGTGGAGGTGTGCGCTTGGCGGGTGCCTCTATGCTCCCTGAGCCGTCGACCGGGATGTTGTACTTCTTGGCAAGGTAGCGGATGGCGTCAGGGAAGTCGCAGTTGCGGATCTGTTTGACGAACTGGATAGGGCCGCCCTTGGCATCACAGGCAAAGCAGCGGTAGACGTTCTTGGCTGGATAGACAACGAAGTTGCCAATATGGCGGTCATCATGGAATGGGCAGAGGCCGAGATACCTGGCACCCTTCTTCTTCAGCGTCACGAAGTCGCTAACCACGTCCACGATGTCGGCGACCTCAGTCACCTTGTCAATGATCCTCTGGTCTATCATATCAGTCCTCCTTTCTCATGTCGGCTATCAGCCTTAGTGCTTTCTTCTGTTCTCCCTTAGTCCTGAACACCTCGTCATAGGCCTCGGTGGTCTCTGCCAGGGCGTCGGTCATGGTGGCGACGCTTGTCCATTCTTCCATTAATTGGTCGAGCCCGTTCTGGATGTTCTTCTGCTCGGTGCTCTCGAGCTCGTAGCCGATAGTCTCAGGCGACAGCCGTGTGAGTGCTCTGTCCCACATGTCGGCAATGGTCTTCAGATTCAGGTCGCCGAACAACTCCTTCAGCAGCGGCTCGGGTACCTTGTAGTCGTTCACGCATACACGTACATTATTCTCCCAGATAGCCTGAGCGAGGCGCAGGGCTGCACATGCTGTCATGCTCCATGCTGTTATCGACGCATTCGGCATGCCATGGTGCACGAGGCTCACGCGGTACTTGTTCCAGAGGCTGGTCACCCATTGCCGCTTCCTGGTGTAGGCTGTGGCGCCGGTGCTTGCCCAGTAGTCGTAGTATTCGCGGTCGGAGATGTCGCCGTAGCGCTTGCGATATTCAGGTGTGAGGTCGGCCAAGTGGAACAGCCTGTTCTTGCCCGTGTATATGAGCTGGCGTTCGTAGGCCTTGAAGGCTCCCATGGCGTCTGTGAAAGTCTTCTTCACCTTGTGCCTGTAGTTCGGGTGCTGCCTGATGTAGTCCATGGCTTCGAGACAGCAGGCCCATGCCGCGTTGTTGCCGATGCCGCACATAGTCTTGATGAGAGCTGACGCTCGAGCCACGTTCTTGACGATCTCAGCTTGGCTGAGCTCCGTCACTATTACTTGTCCGTTTACTTTGAATGCTTGCATGTGATCTTTGCGGAGCTATTGAAAAACTTAAACACGCGCATGCGCGCGTCGCCCGCGGGCACGTAACCCTCCACACCCCTATATTCTTATATAAGAATATAAGGGGGTGTGGGGGTACGGGGCTAAGCGGTGGGGGCGGTTGTTAGAATGGGCAATTCTCATCTGTCGTGCCGTCAAATTGTATAGCCTTGGTATCATCGTTCTCGACAGGCTTGTTCAAGCCACGGAAGAAATATTTGCCGGTGTCGCTCTTGTAGATGATGCCATTCTCTCGAGCAGTGTCAAACAAAGTCTTTATCTTCCTGTTGCTCGTTATACCCTTGCTTCGTAGGTAGTTCTCGAGGGCTGTGTAGGTGACGCCAGTGCGTGACCACTCAAAGGACTTGAAGTACTCATCGGCTTCTTCCTTCTCCCTGGCCCGCTTCGCTGCTTGTGGATCGTTGATGAGTTGGCCGTTGTCCTTGAGCTCAACAGGCATGCCCCAGCCGCCGGCGTTTGGGATGTATTCAAACAACCAGTCCTCGACGTCACGGCCACGAGCCTTGACCTGTTTTACCTTGAAGTATATATCAGGCAGGTCAGGGTGTCGTTCATTCGGCTTGAGGTCGCATTGCTTTATCTTGACCACTGAGAATATCTCAGCAACCTTGCGCTGGGCTATTGAGCCAAGCGTGCCGACCAACTTCTCCATCATTGGGTTCTCGTGGAGCACTGTCCATAAGCTGGCATCGTAATGGGTGGCAGTCATCATACACTTGCGGATAACCGGTTGGCATTCTACCTGGTCATTGTAGTCTTTCACGATGTCAAGCATGCCATCAAGGAAGATGTCAGTCGGTCGCACGATGTAGATTGCCTTCAGAATCTTGCGCCAACGCTCCACAGCCTCCTCAGTTTCCCTGAGACGCAATATCTTGAAGCATGGGCTCGGTTGGTCGTATGGGATGCCTGCAAGCGAACAGACGCGATTTTTTATGGCAATCGTGTCATCCTTGCCTTGCTCGGTGTCAATGTATAGGACGATTGGATTCGGGCGCTCATTTGCCAGGGCGTAGTGAGTATTGCCGAAGCTGCCACACAGTATGGTCGCCATCAGTTGCGACATCAGTCCTGTCTTGCCATGTCCTGGCTTTCCTGAAATAATGTGCAGCTCGCCGACATTGGCAAACGGCACACCGTTTCGCTCGAGGGTGAAGCGTGGCGGTTTGTAGGGTTCTGTGAAGTCCAAGAAGTCGGCGGTGACATCCTCGTCAAACCATTTGTCGTCCTCGAGGAAGTCAGGCCGGGCTTCAATGTCCGGGCGAGCTTCGTCCATGGCTTGCTGCAGTCTCTCTTCTTCAGTCATAGTCGAAAGGTTACATGAGTGGAACGATGGACTCAGGATCTACTTGAACCACGTGGAACTGGTCTGTGGTGCCCTTGGCCGGAACCATGATCCAGGCCGTTGTGCTTTCGTAACCGATGGCGGCATAGCCGCGCACGGTGGTGCCGTCCTTGATACGACGGCCAGAATATTTTTGTATGTATTGCATAATTGTGATAGCTTATAAAGGCTGCGCGTTTCCCAACGAACAGCCATGAAAAAATATGAAAAAACAGAAAAACGTGATGTGTGGGACTCGCGGAATCGAACCGCGCTCGACATGCCAGACAACTGACATGAACATGGCCTACAGCTCAAGCACATGAAAGCAGCCATGCCGCACGTGGGGGAATGGGGATTTGTGAAACGTGAAATGCTTGATTCGGGAGCCACCGAGGAGTCCCTTGTGGAATCCCCGCCGCATAAGCCGCGGGGATGTATGTAGTCATCGCCTGGTCCGTTCGGGTGGTCATGGCGCTCATTGCGCTGCACCCTACTCTCCGGGCAATGTCAAACTAATAAGTCAATGAGCGTCGACAAGTATGTGAGTGTATGATCGCATCGGCCACCTTGCGACTATTAAGGGCGGGCCTTGTCTTTGCCCTGGCCTATCCCAACTGCTCACATTTCTTAGAGACAGGGGGCGGAATCGAACCGCCGCTCATCCTACTGTTCGTGCGTCCTCTTGAGAGGCTGCCTTATAATGCTGGTTGCACCACTTACCAGCTTTCCCTGTCTACCATTCCGCCAAGTATCGGAATGTGTTACATCTTATCCCAGTCTACCGCCTCAGACTGTGCAGACTTGACTGCTACAGCTTCAGGTTGTGAAGGCTGAGTGACGTGAGTCTCATCTGTGCCTTTGATATACCAGCCCTGGAGTGAGTTGAACCAGCGCCCATTATACTCGCGGGCATTGATGTCGAACCTGATGTTCACACTCTTGCCGATGAACTGGTCCCATTGCGCGATGCGACCTGTGAGGCCGTCGCGCACGTCAATGACTGCACGTTTTGGGTACATTTCCACCGTTTCAACCAGATAGGATGCCACCTTGTAGTGGCCATGAGGGCTGTCGCCTTCTTGCTCGGCGACCTTCTTAATTAATATTCCAACAAAGTCCATGTTTATAATGATTTACGTTTACGTGGTTGTCTAATGAGCCGATGCACGATGACCGAGTGGCCGTCAACGCAGGGGGTGTGTGGTATCATGTATTCGGCCAGCTTGTCGAGGATGTAGCGTCGGAAGGCTGACTCGAAGTGGATCACGTAGCGAGTGGAGAGGACCTCAACATCTACAATGCTGGCATACTCGGTGAGCATTGTGTACATCCGGCCCTCATCGTCCTGCAGGTCGTCAATGACCTCTACACATCTGAGCAGCTCTTGGAAGTCATAGCTCTCGCGTGGGACAATCTTGTTGCGCTTGACGCGCTTCTGATAGATGATTTCCTCACGCTCCACCTTGCGGTCGTTCCTGGTGCTGTTGGCAGGCTGTACGATGTGGCCTGGGGCGTAGCATTCGGCACTGTCCAAGCTGTGGACAGGCACATAGCCGTGCTGGTGGTAGAAGGCCTGCAGTGGCTGAGAGAGCTCGAAGAAGGTTGTGTTCGGGAAGTATTCGGTCACCATGGCTACAGCTGCTTTATAGAGTTCTCGCGGATAAGCCGCTGGATCTTGTTCCGAGGATAAGCCCACCCCGTCGCGTGCGAACCTGTTTCATCATGTACGACGGCGCGTGTCCGCGGCAGCTTATGCCCGTAGCGCTTCAGCCAAGAAGGCGTGAACATGCCGAACTGCTTGCATAGTGCTTCGCCTGTCAGCCACACTTCCTGAGCATCTTCCAGGCAGTCAAGCATAGCGCGGCGCACCGTCGTCATGATGTCAATGTGCAGCTGTCTATCCATTGCCGTCTCTTCTTTGAGCTTCTTCGCATATGCGGCAGGCATCTTCTCCGAGGAGTGAAGCCACCAAAGCTGCTAAAGGTGTGTATAGAACAGCCGCCAGCGATCCGTTGATGACTGCAATAAGACCGTAGATCGTTATGCCCAATAATAATCCTATCAGGCAGCTCTCGAGGATTACAATCCTCACCTCCGCGCGGCGGAGCTTAGTCTTCATTTTCATAGTTCTCATAGAAGTTAAATTACTTAGTTCGAGTGATTGAGATGATGCAGTTCTTGGCATCGGTCTTGGTCGTAAAGGCCATCCCTTCGTATTGTTGGAGCCAGGTAGCTGCGACGCGTGTAGATGCACAATCTTTGGCGGTCGGCAGCTGGTAGATTTCAGTCTGCCCGACTCGTAAGTTCCGCAGTTCGGCTCGTCCGACTTTCGTTGCTGTCATGTTAAACTTGCTTAATTATTATATCGTTTTATATTGTTTCTGATGGGAAAGCCCTATATTTGCAGCAGACTCTCGCAAATAATACGCTCGCCAGCGTGTCAGGCTTCCCCTGTTGGTTGTTTAATTGCTTGCTTTCGACTGCAAAGAAAAATAAAATATTTCGTTCCGCAATATATTCCGAAATAAAAATCGAAATAAAGAACATAATTTAACATAAACGATATAGCTATGTGCAAATATGAACGTTTCACGACCGCCTATGAATATCTTGAATGGCGGGACATTATCAAAACGCAGCAGGACGTGGCCGATGCTATGGGCTCAACTCAAACAAACGTATCCCTGGCACTGTCAGGGAAAAGACTTACGGACAATTTCCTTCGCCGGTTCGCGTCTGCCTATGCCGATGTGATTAGCCCAGAGTGGCTGATGTACGAAAAAGGGGATATGCTTGTCGACCATTCATCCCCAATTTCTGATGCTGAGCAAAAGGCTGAAAAGTCGCTCATCGAACTCTGCGCCCAGGTCATAGCCGACAATGAGCGCCTCCATCAAGAGCTGAGAGAGGCTATTGAAGAAACAAAAAAGCTCCACGCAGACCTCTCACAGGTCCTCGCAGAGCTGAACAGCAGGACAACCATCAACCAGACCTACAACCTGGCACCGGCAGACCTGCCACGTGTGGCTGAAACATAATCCATCCAGCCAAAACTTTCCCCATTCAAAATACATACAATTAATAATCAAACATTTAATCACCTAAAACAAGCCCCAAACGGATCACGAAGGGGAAACGGCTAAATCATTAAATATCTGACATTTAGCCGCTTCCCTTTAGTTTAAGGGCAGGCGAAAAAGGGAGAAAAAGGGAGATTTAGGCGCAGTTTTTAGCCAAAACTTTACCCATACACCTGCCAAAACTTTACCCATCCATCTACGGGCGAGAAATAAACTATGACAAGCGTAATTGTATTCGACCACCGCGGGCGCACAAGAAGGGGCTGCCCGGGGCCGCTCGAGGTGCGTATCACCCACGAGGGCAGAGTGTACTACATCGCCACCGGCATCAAGTTGCTGAAGAATGAGTGGCGCGCCGGGGAGATTGTCAACAGGCCCGATGCCGACATCCTGCAGGAGAGGCTGGAGACGATCGGACAGGCGGTCATGTTGGAAGTCAACCGCCGCCTCGCGGCACATGAGCCTGTCAGCGTGGCGGAGATCAGGCAGGCCGTATGGGGCGCGCGTACCGAGACACGGCAGCAGCAGGCACAGGCCACCTTCCTGGACTGGTTCGCCGAGACGTACCCCACGCTGCATCTTGCAGCAGGTACGGCTGCACATTATAAATCTACGCTCGCGCGCCTACGCATGTGCGCGCTCATAAACAGCTGGGCAGATGTGACTGTCGAGAATGTGCTGAAGTTCGATGCCTACCTGCATAGCCTGCAGCGCAAGAGGACAGATGCTGAGGAGAAGATGGGAGTGGTGGCGCCGGCATTGACCGATGCTGCTGTCTACAACCATCACAAGGTGCTGAAGGCTATGATCTCCCGAGCTGTGACTGTTGGCAGGCTGCAGGGCAATCCTTATGACCGTCTCCGTGGCCAGTTTAAGCGCGGAGAGAAAGAGACGGTGAGCTACCTCACCGAGGAAGAGGTGGTGGCATTCTGTGCTCAGCGTCCAGTCCCTGGCAGTGTGATGGCTGCAGCCCGTGACCTCTTCGTCTTCCAGCTATATACCGGCCTCGCCTATGGTGACACCCAGGTCTTCGACATTAAGGACTACAAAAAGGTCAACGGCAAATGGGTGAATGTAGGGCGGCGCATTAAGACAGGGGTGCCATTTGTGAGCCAGCTATTGCCGCCGGCTGTTGAGGTGCTCGAGCGATATGGAATGCAGTTGCCGAAGCTGGACAACAGGACATATAATTCAAGTCTGAAGGCCTTAGGCATGGCTGCCGGCATCTCTACACCGTTGCACAGTCATGTGGCCAGACATACTTTCGCCACATGGATGTTGAAGAACGGGGCGAAGATTGAGAACGTGAGCCGCATGCTGGGGCACACGAACATCACCCAGACGCAGCGCTATGCCAAGGTGCTGGCCGAGAGTGTGCATGATGATTTTGACAGGATGGACAAGCTCTTAAAAAAGGAAGCAGCGGGTTAATTCCCGCTGCTGCTGTTGTTGAGGGCTTCGAGCTCCGCAAGGATGCGAGCTTCTTCGTCCTCGGTGATAATGGGTGCCTCGACCTCCCAAGGGAATGGCATGAGGTCGGACGTCTTATTGATGCCGGCGTTTCGCATGCCCTCGGTGCCAATCTGTGCAAGCATTATGTGGTAAGTCTGCCAACGTGTAGCCGACCACAGAGAGCGCTGCCGGCGTGTGTAGCCTCTGATGATGCAGCGCACCTCCCACATCCTTAGCCTCTTCTTGAAGGTCTCAGGCGGGATGCCTATCTCGCCCACGACGATGGTGTATGCGTCGTGAGCGCTCAGGCGTTTTTTTGCTCATCCTCTTCCTTCTTGAGGTCTTCCTTCTCTGCCTCCTGAACGATGGCCGGGATGCTCAGGAACTCGGTCAGCATGGCTGTCACCTTGTCCACAGCTGCGATGAACTCATGATAGTTGCGGCAGTCGCGCAGCATGTCGATGGTAAGGTCTGTCTTGGGTTCAGCAGTCAAGATGGCGGAATAGAGCAGTGCCAGGTTGGCTTTCATAGGCAGCACGTCTGCGTCAGAGAATGCCTTGCCGGTTATTTCCTCGAAGGCAAGCAGCGTGCCCATGTTGATGGCGACAGGGATGTCCCTGCCCATTAATGTGATCGTCTGGTTCATAGTCTAAGTGGCTAAAAAAGGGAATACGCCCAGCGTCCATTCTGAGGCGCTGGGCGGTGTGATTTTAGGATGCTACAGTGTAGGGGCCGTACAGGTTCATCGAGCCTGTGTAGGTCGCGTTCTGCCTGTTAGGACCTTGCATCCGAACATTGACGAGCTTGCCCTGGCCGGTGGCGATGCTGGTGGAGATGACGCGGTTGTTGGTGCCACTCACTACAGCGAGTTCCCAGTCCACGATGGAGTCGTCAATGCCGTTGATGATGTCGTTCAGGACCTGAGCAGCAGCATCGGTGCCAGCTGCGATGAGAGCACCGAACTGGACGTCGCCGTTCAGGCCTGTCACATCGTTCTCCTGCCATGCGCCATCGCTGTCGGTAGTGTCCTTTGTGGTACTGTTCTCGACCGTCGCAGACAGGTGGAAGGTCATGTCCGTGGCGAGAGCTATGGGCAACTTGTCGCCCGTAGCTGTAGTCTTCTTGATGAAGATTCGTAGGTGTTGTCCTTTGTCCATTGTTCTGCGAATTTATGCGAGTGCGCCGGTACCGGTGTACTGCTCGGTTATCTGAATGGTGGTGCGGTTATTAGCCTGAATGCTCAGGTCTGTGAGATAGGCCTGGCCACTACGTGCAAATGAAGCGTTGGCTGCTGTCCGGTTCTGCGTGCCGGCTGCACCGGTCGTCTGGTCGAAGCCCACAGTGATGGGTGCCATGGCCTTGAAGCGGGTGAGCAGGGCCTTGATGCGCGCCACGCTGGCGTCGACATGCTCGACCTGCGCCGACCACGATTTCTCCGTCATCTGCTCCTGATCGAAGCCAGATTCTGAATCTTTCGTAGCACTCGACTCCATGTTCCCGTTGATGGAGATAGAGCAGTTCTGAGCTTCGACCACGGCAGCGGAATCTTCAAACACGCGGAAGTTCTGGCCTTTGAGTTTCGTTAGTGCCATTGTTGTCTACTTGATTAAGGTGAATTTCTGAGTGAATAGACCATCGGCGTGCATTACTGCCCCGCGAGTCCAGGCTACATCGCCAGGGATAGCCTCGGCGAGCTCTGCAGCCTTGGCGTAGAGGTTCTCGCGGCTGTCGGCGTCGATGGTCAGCGTGCCTGCGCTCAAGAGCGCATCAGCCTGGGCGCTTGTCTTGGTCTTCTTCATATCTTGCTGCTGTTGTAGACTTCGCACTGATAATTGAGCACTTGCCAATAGCATGGCTTTTCAGGATCGTAGACGATTGGCTGCGCCGAGAATTGGTAGTCGGTAACAGGATTGTCGTCGAGGTTCTCCATGTAGTCGAGCACCACCTCGCGGATGAGTTGGGTGAGGTCGTGGAGCTGGCCGAGCGAGTCGGCGGTCACCTCAATTCCGATCTGCACGCTATCGGTGTCGCCCTCATAGGGACAGTCCTTGGTCTGGCTGTCATTCGTCAGGCCGTTGAAGGAGACTATCACATACGGTGCAGGAACGTTGTCGGCATCTTCATCCGGCATCGGTATGGCGGTGCCATACAGGCGGCCGGAGATGACCTCCATCACGTCCTCGCTTTGTGAGAGGGCGGCGATAAATATGCTATCAGTGGCAAGGCTCATTATGCAGTGTGTTGATATTCTGTCCATTTCCTGGAAGCCCGGCGGGTGTGTGGGCTGTTACCTCCACATCCTCACCCGCCGGTCAGGAACTATGAACCTGAAGAGAGAGTGTCTTAGTTGCCAGCCTCGACCAGCTTGATGAGCTTGAAGGCCTGGGGCTTGCCGCTGGCGTTGCCGCCGTTGACCTTGGAGCTGAGCTCGGTGAGGGAGTAGTCGGTGCTCATGCCGAGCGATACGCAGGCACGGTCAAAGTTCTCCTGAGAGGTGGCGTCGATGTTGAAACGGAACTCACCATGCTGCTGCTCGCTGAGGTAGCCGAAGTGACCGATACCGATGTAGCGGATGGGTGCGTTGTCGTGGTCTTCGTCGACATCCTTGGTGGCGATGCCATCGCTGTCCAGGCTGTAGTCGATGAAGGGGCTGACCTTGTAGTTGTAGCCTACGCAGCGGTCACCCTCGATGACAGTGCGGCTGGAGTCGGTGGAGCCAGGGATGAGACGTGTGAACTTGAGGTCGACCTCCGTGGTCTTGTCCATGACAAATTCGGGATCGCCCTCGAAGCCGAGATCGTACATCTCTGCCACCTTCTTGGCCAGGTTCTTGCCGATGTTTTCGTCGAGCGTGAGCTCTTCGACGGTGACCTGAGCGAAGGGAGATACCAGCTTGGTGTACTCGCCGTGTGCATACACGTGGAGTGCGCGGAAGATGGCCCAGCCCTTCTGGAACTTGAAGGTGATGAATGCGATGATGTCGAAGGCTGCGTTGTCGATAGCACGATGGCTGACAGGCAGGCTGGCAGCGACGCGGACTGGTTGAGCCTTGATGTGGGTGAAGTCGAGAGCCTGCTCGGCAACCTTGGTCACCTCACCTTCGACGGTGAACTTCACGTCGTTGGTGGAGTAAGGGATGACCTGAGTGCCGGTGACGCCAGTCAGCATCACGAGGTCGTCAGGAAGCTCCACGCCGGGAACCTTGGTGTCGATGATGGGCTTGATCTCGATGGGGATAAGGCCACCGGCATCGAGGTTGGCAGTCTCATTGCCACCGGCGGTGTCCTTGTTGGCGAGGACGGTGCTGGAAGCAGCACGCTGCTTCACACAGCGCTTGATCTCCTCGCGGAGCTTGGCGCCCTTGTCCTCGTTGCTGCGGATCTGCTTGAGCTCCTCTTCGCTGGCCAACTCCTTGGCACGTGCGCTCAGGCCTGCAGACTCGCGGACCAGAGAGTCGTACTTGGCGCCCTCCTCCTCAGTGAACTTGATGTCGCCGCCGTTGGCTTCACGAGATTTCTCTTCCATCTCGTCGAGGAGTGCCATGATTTTGTTCTGACGCTCCAGGATCTGTGATTTTGTCATCTTTCCCATGTTTCTAAAACGTTTTAGGGGTTAGTGAAATATTTCTTGGTTGTATCTCTCGATGCGTTTGCGCTGCATGGCCCTAATGGCCTCACGCTTCTCTGCCTCCTGCTGTTCACGCTGCTGGCGATCTTCAGCCTCTTGCTGTTCACGCTGCTGGCGATCTTCTGCTTCCTGTTCTTCAGCAGTTGAGCCTGACTCGCGCTGGATCTGCTCGTCGATGGCAGCATTCACGCGAACACTCAGCTCACGCAGGGCTACCTCTGTCTGCTCGTATGCAGGGTGAGTCACGATGGCGACGTCGTAGAGGCCTGTGATGCGCTTCACATGGCGTAGCCATACCTCCTTGCCATTGTTTTCGCCTGCGCGCTCATAGCTGACACCATTCTCGCTATCTTCCCAGTCATCCTCAAAGGC